AAACCAAATGGTTCAGTTGCGAGACTATATTCTTCGCCGATTTTGCAATCATACATACTAATTATTTTAGTTTCACTAATTGATTTATTTGTCGTCATTATTTATAATATATCAATAGATAGATTAATAATAAAAAATATTCAATTTTTTACAAAAAAATTGATTGTTTAATTTATTAACTTAATATATAATTTAATTATAAATATACAAATGGGACAATACTATAAACCAATTATTTTGGGTGAAGCGAATTTATCTACTCTTGAAATTATACGATTCTTTTTAGAAGCATTAAATTATGGAAATGGTATGAAATTAACAGAACATTCTTACATAGGAAATAACTTTGTAAGTACATTTGAATATCAACTTACACCAAATGGAATGTTTTATAAATCAAGAGTAGTTTGGGCGGGTGATTATGCGGATCCTGAAAAAGATCATGATCAAAATCTTAGTTCAATGGCTGGTGATTCTCCTGAAAAATGTTTACATCTTCCTGAGAGAACAACTGAAGATTATCCATATATAGTAAATCATACTAAGAAACAATATGTTATTAAACCAAAACGTTCAAGTATTTATGAAACCATGTTTCATCCATTACCACTACTAACTGCAGAAGGAAATACTAGAGGTGGTGGTGACTATTATGGTAGAGATGCAAAATTAATCGGTATTTGGGCAAGAGATATGATTTCAGTTGAAAAAGAATATCCATCTGATTATACTGAATTAAAGTGTGATTTTCGTGAGGACTAATAAACTAATCAATTAATAATAGTTTATAAAAATTGAAATTCATTTATTTTATTATTAATATTTATTTATTAATAATAAATGTCAGATAATTATGGCGAAATTAAAGTAGATGATATTGGAAATCAGAATGAATACATAGATTATCACAAGAAGTTAAATCATAATACAAATATAACGAGTTACAATATTTATAATTATAATAGAAGTACACAATTTATTGATGAAGTTCAAAGATATAATTATTTATCGGAATATAGTTCAACAGTTGAAACTCCTTTAGATATACTTATATATGATTCTAATTCAAATAAGATATATCTTAAGAGTAATAATATTCTAAGCTACGATAATAAAAGAAAATTAAAAGAAAAATTAAAAGAAAATAATACATATTTAATTCATGTTGCATTTCAAACTCGTGGCAATGAATTTAAATTTTATGATATAATTTTTATAGACAATTGTTGTAACTATTATAAAATATATACAACTAATTATAATCAAGATTATTATAGTATTTTTGAATCAAAGGATATTCCAAGTAAAGTTAAATTAAATAATATAATTATTGATTCAATTAAATCAATTAATCAATTTGATATTTATAATATGCTAAATATTGTAAAACAACAAAATAAATTAGTTGATTCTGCAGATTCAAATGCTGATAATCTTTCAGAGACATCAGAATTTGAATCGACTGAGGCTGCAACTCCTTGTTTTGTATATCATCCCAATTTAAATGAAACATGTGAAACTAGTGTTATGGTTGCTGGCTCATTTAATAATTGGAAACAATATATTATGACATATGATGATCAAAAAAAAATTTTTATTTTAAATATGAAACTTAAAAAAGGTGAATATGAATATAAATTTATAGTAAATGGTGAATGGAAACTTGATGAAACTTTACCATTTACGATGAATTGTAATGGATATAATAATCATAAAATTACAGTAAAAAATAAAATTTATTTTATCCTATAGAATTTATTAAATATTATTTTTATAAATTAAATATATGATTATCAAATATATTAAAGAGAATTATTTTGAAATATTATTATGCACAGGTATAACAATTGGTGGTTTATTTAGATTAATGTATCAGGATTTAAGAAAAAAAGAAATGAATGATACATCATTTACTAATATACATGAATATTTTCTTATATTATTTGAATTATTAGCTATTTATTTTATATTTTTTACTAGTACTCGTATAAAGAATTTATATTTGAGTATTTTTATGATTGTTTGCATTTCTATTGCATTATATTATTTATCTAAAAAATCAATATCTACTATATTATCTGAAGTAAAGAAATTATGTATATTTTCAGATGATATTAAAAGTATATGGTTTCATTTAATATACATATATATTTTGATATATATAATTTACATTAAAAATTGAAATATTATATTTATAATCTAAATAAATATATTATATTATATTACACTATCTTATATAAAATGATATTTGAAGTAAAAACATTAACTGGTAGAAAACTTGTATTAGACACAAATGATTATACAATTATTAGTGAAATCAAAAGTTATATCCAAGAGAAGGAAGGTATTGAAATTAGACAAATTCGATTAATCGCTCAAGGAAGATCATTAAATGATAATGAAAATATTAATGATATTTTAAAACCAGAAGCGAAAACAATACATATGGTATTAGCCTTAAGAGGTGGTTAGTTTATAAAAAATTGAAAGTTTTAATTTATAATAATTATTTATTATTTAATAACTTATTAAGATGTCAACTAATACAATTTTTGAAATTGGTTCTGAATATGAACTGTTTGATTCTAATACTAATGATATTCAGTATCTTGGTATTTTTAATAGAATGTTACTAGTTTCTAGTGGTGCTCATGCAGCTACTTATGATTTCTATTTTGATAATAATGGAATAGAAAATAAGCATACTATTGTAGCACATCCAATGAATCCTTTTTTTAATGAGATACGAAAGAAGGTCTAATATAATGCATATTTATTGATTTATTTATTTTAATTATATAAAAAAAATTGAAATAATTTTTTCATATGTGCTGTATTAGAGTTAGGTATCTTGTCTTTGGGCCAAAAGCCCTAATACCGACAAGCGTATTGGTTTCCACGTTAGTGAAACCCTGTCTTTGGATTTCGAAGGACTGATCATCCTTCGAAATCCTAACACCGACAGTTCGTCGAAGGATTTCCGATGCTGATCACATTGGAAGTCCTTCGACGATAGGGGAAAATGTCATTGATCGGGAGGGCTGATCACCCGAACGAGCAGTGACATGTGTCTTTAGTCGTTCGGATTGATCATCCAAATGACTTAACACCGACATTCTTCGCAAGAAGGATAACCTGAAAAACAAAAAATTAATTTATTAATTTTTTCTTTTTTATTAAATTTTTTTATAAAGAAAAATGATAATTTATTATTAGTTTATTGAGGTTTATAGTTTCTCATATCATCTAAATTAATTGATTTAAGTTTTGTATATGCAGGATTAAAATTTAATAGATTATTTTTAAAAAATAGTAATTTATTTGAAGTCATAATAAATAGACCATATTCATTTTCTACTTTTAGATCTTTTAGAGAATATAATAGAACATTAATCTCTGTATGATATTTTTCCCAATTTGTTCCCTTATTGATAACTTTTGAAAATTCTTCTACAAATGAATCTCTTGTTCCAGAATACTCATAATTATCTATTCTCGCCATATATTCGTAATTAAAGATATCATAAGTATTTGTCTTAATTGATTTCTCTAATGAACCTTCTTTAGGACATCTAATGGATGAATTATCTGTACTAAGACATTTTAGTAAACTAGAACATCCGCGAAAACATGAAAATTCATATGGTCTTAGTTTATATTCATTTTTATTGGAATCATACTGAATATTACTGAAAGATGGAAGTGATATTTTTTTTTGAGTAGCTGGAAGTAATACTCTCTTAACTGAAGTATTCATTAATAGATTGATGATATTATTATGTAACATTTCTTTATAAATATATATATAATTTTTCTAGAAAGTTGATAAATCATTTTTTTTAGAAAAATTGATTTATAATTAGATTTCTTAATCATTATTATTAAGATAATTATCATACAATATATATGAATATTACTAAAGCAGATTGGAATTTTACAATGACTATTCAATTACATTTAGAAATTTGTTCAAAAACTGGAAAACCATTTATTATTTCATTTAATAATAAACCAGAATATATAGATATAAATAGTTATATAATACCAGAGTCATTTAGAAAATGGTGTAAATATAAAGGAACACATTTTCATGCGTATCTTTTAGAATTAGATAATGAATATCATACAACTATGAATGTTAAAGGATTTCTAGATAATTTCCCAGATTGGGATGACATTAAAGACAATAATTTTAATAATTGGACTGAAGGAGATCATGATGAATTTAAAAAAGTGGTTGAATATTTAGCAGAGCGACCTGGGTATATACTTTGTTGGAATCATTAAAAAATTGATTAATATTTATTTATTTGTAATTTTATAAAATTTTATAAAATTAAATATATGGACTCTCTTTTAGAAAATAGAAATGCTTTAATTTGGGCATTTAATGAGAATATTGATAAAGATACAAGTTTTGAAGGTAATACAAATGCCGATAGTATTCGCGAGACTAAAGCTATTATCACCTATTTATGTTCTAAACAAAGTTGGGATACTAATATTACAGAAGCTATTCTCGCTCATTATTTAGATATTCTTGCTAATACATATAGTAGTATACCATCTAGTATAAATACTGCGAAACAATCTGAATACGTTCTATGTGGATGGAAGGGGCATGCAATATTATTATTTTGGGAAAAACAACTACCTGGTACTAATTATATTTTTGGTTTAATTAATTGTGGACAAGGTATTGAATTACAAGGTCATAATGGGATTTTATGCAATGGTTTAATTATTTTTAAAAATATTACCTCTGCTAGAATTAATAGTTTTTTAATTACATATAAAAATTATTATAATACAACCTCGAATGATTTTAATTTTAAACAAAATGAATTATATAATATCTTTTATTTTATACTATTTGATAAATTATTAGATATTAAGGAAAAAGTTAATTTTGAAGAATTATGTACTATGCAAGATTCACCCGTCGATTATTATAAATTAGAATCTCAAGTTATTGGATCTTGTGCTTTTACAAATTTAATTAATTATATATATTTTATTTATTTAAAGACACAAAATGGTATAAAAACATCAGATCAATCTTATATTGATTATAATGTATGGTATGATAATTCTAAAAGAATTATTAAAGAAAAAATATTGAATGATATTATTGTTAGTGAAGATAAGTCACATTATAATATGTATCAATACATATTAGATACAACTGATGTATTAAAGAATCAGTTATGTTTAGAATACGAGGATTTAATTAAAAGGTCACCAATTAAAGATAATTCACTTAATTATTATCATTCTCCAATAGATCCACCAAATATTCAAAAAATAAATAGAGAAATGATAGATTTAAAATTTAGTACTGTACAAAGTCATGATAGAATGTTAGAAGCATTTTGGGAAATATATGCTGATAATAAATTAGATAAACTTGTATCATTATTAAATGAACCTGGCCAAGTTATTCTTAATATATTAATGCATTTAAAAGATTTTTTTAAGGAATGTAAGTTATGTGATAATAATTTTTCGTCAATGGCAATAGTATTTATTCTATATAAATTAAAAAAAGATGGATTACTTATAGTTAATATTTTTACAAGGGAGATATTAGAACAATTTTTTTTAACTAATATTTTCACAGATACCTATAAAAAACATGAATATTTATCACATCAATATATTAATGAAGAACGTTTTTTATATCTTTATTTATCAATATATTTAATATTAGTTAAAGAAAATATAACTCCGGAACAGAAGTATTATACCAAATCAGATTCACAATATATTACAAAAAAAGATGCAAATATTAGTTATTATGATTATATATTATTTCAATATATACCAATTATTAATTATTTTTTTAGAGAAATTATAGATAGTATTATTAATGATTTACATGATAATATTGAAATTTTACCAGATGTAACAAATGTATCTTTTATGACACAAAACAAAGGTAGTGATACTTATCATATATTAATTGAAGGTAATACAACGAAGATATTTCTAAGTGTTTTTTTACAAATATTACCACATATTAAATTTCCAAGTATTGATAATTTATATCAACATACAGATAATATTATAAATTTCCTATTATGGTTTATTTTAGTAAATAATATAAATGATCCAATACAGAATAATCTATGTATATTTGAATATGAGAGATATGGTTATTATATTCCAGAAATATATTTAAAAAATAAAGATACTAATTTTATTTTAGATACTACTCAAAATTCAATTAATAGACATCCAGGTGGATTTAAAACATATGATCAAAAAATTATACTATTTTTGGAAGATATTAAAAAAATTCTAAATATGAAACCAAAACCAACATTTGAAATATTAAAAAAATATGTTATTTATTTTTATTTATGCGAGTTATCTGGTACACCAATAGACTCGGATATTTTTACATCATATGATCCATTTATAAATACGTATTTTGGTATATTATGGTACAATTTTAAACCAATTATATATACATATACACTAAAATATAATAAAACATATGACATTCCAAAAAATACAGTTGTATTAACGATTGATGATCATATATTAATTCCAAATATAGAAAGAAAATTCTTTTTATTAGATAAATATGAATGTACAAAAGATGGAGAACCTGGTTTATATCATTCAGTTATTGATTTCTATTATATATCTTATTCAAGATTCTATAAATTATATATATTAAAAAGTGAACAAAATACATCGAGATCTATCGAAATTATTAAAAGATTATTATCAATATATAGTAATATTTATTTATCATTAAATTTCTATTTTTATGAAGACCAAGACACACATACAATTTGCGGTATTAATAAAGTCGATAAAAATATAAAAATTGAATATAGTACTGCTGATGTTAGTATAAATAATTTATTTTATATTGAAAATACTGTCCGTTATAAAGTAATTAAAAATCAAGATATACCAGCAATATATAAACAATTCTATAATTTAATAACTTGTAATGATATTAGTATTTTTATATATAAGAATGAAGTAAATAATGAACATTTTCTAAGTACTCTTAATTATGATTTTATTTTTACAATGAAAGATGATTTAATATATTATACAATTAATGATATTGAATATACAGTAAATTATTGTAATGATACTGATATTTATAATAATTATGGGATATTAAAATTATGTCATTCAACCGGTGATAAACTATTATGTATCTATAATTATAATAAAATTCTAGAATTACAAAGAATGTCAGATATTAACTTTATTAATCAGGATATAATGGAAACAAAGAAAAAATTTGAAAATAGTATAGATGCTAGTTTTAAATCATATTATTATAATATTATTAGTGAATATAATGGTAAGTATATATTTACAAATATTAAAGAGGTATTATCTTTATTAATTAATTGTTTAAAATATAATAGCCCGTATTTAATTTTAAAAAATATAGAACAAATAAAGATTATTTTAAAAAATAATGACACTCATTCATATGATTCTGGATTAAAAAAATTTTTAAATACATTACTTAAAGATTTTGATAATATCTATAGTATACCAATATTATTATTAATTTATGATGATAAAGAATTAAATGAATATTATTATTTATATGCAAATAATTTGTATTCAAAATATAATATTTCATTAAAATTAAAATATTCCGAGAATCGCTTAATACCGTTTAGTTATAATAATTTAATGACTAAACTTGAGTCAGACCAAGAATGTTCCAATTTATTATATTTTCAATCATCTACTAAATTATATGAAGCAATTATTAATGATAATATAATATACTTTAGATATTATATAAAACAAAGAAATGAATTTGGAACTATGAGTGATATGGACATATTAAGTACACCAATTGCATTAACAATTAACAAAAATCCAACTATGTACAATATAAAATATCTACTAGAAATAAAATATTCTGATTATAAATCTAAAGATTATAAAGAAGTATTCTGTTTATTATTAAAATCATTTATTCCGAATGATAAATTTAATTCAACCGGATTTGAACAAAATATAAAGAAAGCAACTGAATTATTTACATTTCTTATTGATGAACATAAAACACGATTATATCCTATACAGGAATTATTAATGGGATCTGGAAAAACAACTGTTTTAACACCATACATATGTATTTTACTATTTGATCATTTTTTATCAAATCCAGAACACATGTATAATTTTAATAATGAGATATATATTGTAATGCCAGAATCTTTAATTAATCCATCATTTGAAATACTAATGAAACATCTATTTCCTATTTTTAATATTTCTCCAGATTGTAGTATTGAAATCTCAATATATCCAAATAAATTAAATTATAAAAATTCATTCCATATATATCTAATTAGTGATACAAATTATAAGGTAATGTTTTTAGAAAATGAAATAGATACTGTAAAAAAATATATGATATATGACGAAGTTGATATGATGGCAAATCCGTTAACATGCGAATTAAATAAACCTAATGAATCAAAGAAATTAGAATGTATTGATGAATTATATTTAATTACAAATATTTTATATGACGATATATTTAAAAGTGATGAATTTTGGAAACAAGTAAAAAATAGAGAATTTAATAAGATTCATAATTATATTTATAATTTAGATACAGAAACTATACAAATAGTTAATACCTATTATGATCTATTAGTTATAAAACATTTTGCTCCTGAAAGGATAGTTGAATTAAAAAATTTAATTGAATATATTAAAGAAAATGTATTATTCTTTATATTAACTAAACAATTTAATTTTGATTATGGTATGCCAGATTCTTATAGTGAATCAATGAGCTATAATTATAAATTTAAGGCAATTCCATATTCAGCGGTTGATAATCCAGTAATGGGATCCGAATTTTCGGATCCTATTTTAACATATATATTAACATTATTTTGTTATAAAATTGTAGATAGTAAATTTAGAAAAATAGATAAAGATTATATAATTAATTATCTTGAGAGTATATGTAAATTATCTGAAACAAAAATAGATGATTTATTTAATTTATTTTTAGATTTACCTAGATCACTTAAACATTATTTTGAAAATAAATTACATTTTATAGGTAAAGCTAAGGAAGTATTTAAATTAACAGATGAAAATTTTAATATTATTACAAAACAAATATTAGATATTAATAATTCTTATTATTCATCATGTAAAAATATATCATTTAATGATTTATTACTATCAAAAAATATAAAAAATTTTGTTTGTTTTACTGGTACTGCTTATATTAAACCTCCAATTGGAAATGAAAGAGAATTAATATTTGAATCTGGTAATGAAATTACATATACTAAGGTAGTACCATATCCGAATGTACTTGATGCAGTAATGAATATAATATGTAATGAAGAAATTGTACAAAATTTATATATTAATAAGAATGATTCATTAATTACTGATATTTTTTGTACTTTAGATAAATATGATGTATTAATAGATATTGGTGGGATATTTATTAAGTATAATATTAATTTATTTATTGATGAATATAGAAAATTAGAACATGCAAAGGAATATATTGTATATTTTGATAATGGACGTAAAATATATAATTTAAAAACAAATCAATTTACAAATGATCAAGCGATTAATCCACAAGAAAAAAATACATTCTTTTATTTTAGTAATAAGAATATAACTGGTGTAGATGCTAAAAACATAATGAATTCAACTGCACACGGATTAGTAACAATTACAAATAATACAAATTTAAGAGATTTTTCTCAAGGAATATTTAGAATGAGAAGTATATTAGAAAAAGGAGAACATCAAACATTTGATATAATATTTAATGAAAAAATTATGCCAATTATAATGAAAGGGGGATTTAATGAATTTACTAAAATTACACATGAAAAAATAAGAGATAATATAATTCGAAATTTAGTAATACGGCAAGAGATAATTGATAAACAGAAAGAAAAAGTATTAATTAAACAAAATATTTTTGCTTTATATAAATCTGCACCAAGTAAAGACAATATACAGATGTTATATATTGATCCTATGACTTCTCTATATAATGAATCAATTCAAATATTTAAAGCTAGTATTAATAGTTTAGACGGAATTATAAATAAATATGATATTGATTCTCTAAACATTATACATATCATAACCAGTTATGACATTAGTAATTCTAAATTAAATGAATTAATTGAAAGATATTTTAAATATAATTTAGATGTATTGGGTACTAAACAAAATATGGTTGAAGAACAAGTTGAAGAACAAGTACAACAACAATCACTTACTGTAAATCAAATTATTAGTATACCATATAATTCTGCAAATACTAGTGATGTTGGTAGAATATTTTCTAATTTTAAATATAATACAAAAGTCTATAACTATGAGATAAATCAAATATTAATCTTGTTAAAATTTGGAAATAATTCATATAATTTAGAAACTATAAAAAGTTATAATTTACTATTAATTTATGATAATTTCTGCAATAACCTAATATTATTAACGACTGATCAATTATCTAGATTCTTAATGTATAATGAAAATATAATTGGTTATTATACATATATTTCACTATACAATAAATCATGTTATGGTAAAATAATAGATGTTGAACTTTTTGATTATTTACTTAGAATATCGTTAGGTTTATTATCAATGATTCGTACACAAATAAGAGGTGAATCTGAAGAATCATATCTATCTACATTAATACAATATTTAATGCTCCATAAATATAATGATTTATATGTTTTCCCGAATGAACTCTTAGTTTTAAAATTTTTAAGAGTTTCTTATCCAAGTGGTAGATATGTTCCACCTTTAATGAGAGGCGATAGTTTTAGAATGTTTTCTGATAGAATGCCAATGAATGATTCTGAAATGGCAGATCCTCTATTTTCTGCATTAGATAGTATGGTTGTTCCACCTCATCCAATTGCAGGTTTATTTATTCCCCCAAAGCAAGATCTAATAGCAACATTTATAAGATTTCATCAAAACGAGCAAAAACAAAGAAAAAAAGGTAAAGAAATAAATCAAAATGCAATTAGAAGACAACAGAAACTACAAATGAAAGTTCAACAAAAATTTAATAAACTACAAATAAATCGTCGAGGTGGTGATACAATAGATAGAACTGTTGATTTAGATATATTTTACTATATGAAGTATATGAAGTATAAAGAAAAGTATATTCAATTAAGAAATAATCATTTATAAAATTGAAATAATAATTATATATTATAATTTATAATATATAAATATTATAAATGCCAAGAAATTCCACTACTCAAACAACTAAACAATCTATTAAACCAAACAGATCTAATAATATCCAACAATCTACAAATCAACCAATCTCTATACCTCAAAATCAAGTAGTTGAACACAAAGTACAATCACCTGGATTTTTTAGTACCATTGTTCAAGGATTTGCACTAGGTACTGGTTCATCAATTGCAAGAAATATTTTTGAAAATAAAATAGTTCATAATAATGTAGAATCAATACCTATTCAAAAGATTGAAACCTGTAGTCAATACAATTTATGCAAGAAAATGGATTTCCCAGAAGAGTGTTTTAATAAGATGGATCAAATTGAGTATCAAAGATGCAGAATATAATTATAATATATAATTGAAGCTAAATTATAATTTATTTTATTTAAGAATATATGAATGATCTACAAAAAAGATTTTTATTATTTTTAATTGGTTGTATTGGTACAAGATTTTTACTTGTTTTAATTACAAAATATTCCCCAATTCAATATTTACCAATATTAGGATATATTGCTTTAGTTCCAGCTTTAGGATTTATATATATTTATTTAACTGGCTCACGTAAAACTGGTGCCGAAGTATTTAATCATAAAATTTGGTGGAATAATTTAAGACCTATTCATGGATTTTTATATGGATTATTTGCATATAATGCAATTAATAAGAATACTAATTCATGGATATATTTATTAGTTGATGTATTATTTGGTTTATTTAGTTTTACACTATATCATTATTTACAAGGTAATTTTTCTAAAATATCTAATTAAAAAATTGATTTAATAATATTTAGATCTTTCTTATTATAAATACATATATTCAAATGTTTTTAATAATATTTTCTCTTTTAACAATTGTATTATCTCAACCATCTGTTGGCGGAATAAATACAACCGCGTGGTCTATTACACCAACTCGTACTATTACATTAACTCCAACAAGAATTAGTAATGGTGTCTTTGGTAATACTGGAACAGCTAGTGGTATAACTGGTAGTAGTACTAACGTATCAGCTTTTAATCAGAATAATAGTATAACTATTACTTCAACACCTACTCTAACACAAACACATACTCCATCTCAAACAGCAACACAAACATCTACGGAAACATTAACTATAACTCAAACATCTACTAAAACATATATTATAACTCAAACATATACTACAACTCAAACATATATTACAACTCAAACGTCAACTCAATCATCGGCTTTTTTGGATACAGTTACATCAACATATATACAAATGTATACTTTATCAAATACACCAACTACCACTCCGTCACCAACTTCAGTTAGTACAGTATCTAGTACTACAAATAGTACACTAATGCCAATTTCATCCGATCTATTAAGTAATTTAAATGCAAATAGTTCAGTTAATTCTTTAATTGTATCAACTACTAGTCTTATAGGAATTGTAATTGGATGTGTAGGTATTATTGCATTTGGAGGATTGATGGTATATTACTGTAAGAATAAAACCAAAAGTATTCATTCACCAATGTCTAGTACAATGCCTGAAAAAACTCCATCAATACCTATACAACAAAATCCTATTTCAGTGCCTGTTCAACAGAATCTAGAATCAATAAATTCTGTGCAAACAGTATGGACTCAACATACGGATGGCGTTGATACATGGTATGTATCTTCTAATGGAGAATCATCTTGGACTTTACCACGGACATAAAATCACAGTTTTAACAGTTTTTATTAAATCATATTATAATATAATGTATTATAATACAATTTAATAAAGAATGAAGTTATTCTATGTATTTATTGGATTTTTTAATTTATTTAATTCATCTAATTGTTCAATTAATAATGAATATACATATAATATTAAATCATACATATGTAATGATTTATATCTAAATATAACTCCAATTATATGTCATAATAATAACCTACTAATAAATAATATACTAACAAATAATATACCAATAAATTATTACTATATAAAGAATATATCAATAAATTATATTGATGATATACATATAAACCATATTAATACATCTAAGAGAGAAATTTATTCAATTTATCATATATTTAGTTATTGTATAACTCAAACAATATTAATTTTATCAAATATTATAATTATTTATATTTTCAAAAAGGTAAGAGATCTATGGAGTAAGAAATTAATAATCAATCAAACAATGATAAAAATAGATTATAACATTAATCTAGGTGTATGTTCAATATGTTATGATAATTATATATATTCTAGTAATATACGGAAAATTATTAGGTGTAATCACAATTATCATGAAAAATGTATACAAGAATGGATTATTACATATAATAAAAAGAATTGTCCATTATGTAGATGTAATATATTTGACTAAAAAGAGATAACTTATTCTAACTTATTCATAAGTTAATAGAAGTTAATAAAGGATGCCCGCTATCAGAATCGAACTGACGACCTTACCCTTACTAAGGGTATGCTCTAACCAACTGAGCTAAGTGGGCTAATTATACTTATTTATTTATCCTTATATCATTTATAAAAATAAATAGAATACATATAAAATAAAAACATATAAAACAAAAATTATATATAGAATATAAGAAATATATAAATTATGTCTCTAAAGTTAAATACGACAACTAATGATAATCCAACTATTAATGAAAATCCAACTGAAGTTACAGATGTAGTTCAAAAAACAGAAGTAGTACCAATGACAGAAACAGATGCTCCTCAAAAGAAAAAAGGTAAAGAAAAAATACCAACTTCAGTAAAAAATACATTATGGTCTTTACATTTTCAAGGAAGTTTAAATGGTATTTGTCAATGTTGTAAAACTGAAAATATTTCTAAAAATAATTTTGATTGTGGTCATGTATTAAGTGAAAAAGATGGAGGAAGTGTAGCATTGTCAAATTTAAAGCCAATTTGTAGATCATGTAATTCGTCAATGGGTACAATGAATATGAATGATTTCATTAAGAAATATGGGTTTGATCAAATAAATACTGAGGTTAAAACAGAATTTAAAGCAGAAATTGAAAAAATCATACGTGAAGAAAAGGAAGAAAAGAAAGAAGAAAAGAAAGGTGGGAAAAAAGAGACTAAAAAAGATGAGAAAAAAGATACTACAAAAGAAGACAAGACTCTAAAAGAAGAGAAGCTAAAAGAAGATAAACTAAAGGAAAAGGAGAAGGAAGAAAAATTACTAAAAGAGAAGGAAGAAAAAGAAGAAGAAAAATTAATTAAAGATACTGAAAAATTAGAAAAACAATTAAAAGATTCGATGGATATCGCGATAAAATTACAAAAAGAAGCAGCAATAGCTATGGAAAATGCAGTAGGATTTCAAACTGATTATATGATAATATATAATCAACTATTAGGTAAATGTAAAAATGATGATTTAAAAAAGATTTGTCAAATATTGAAAATGTCTAAAACAGGCTATGCAAATAAAGAAGAATTTTTAAGAAATATTTATGAATTTTTAAATGAAAAAAATTTAAATGATATTAAAGATATATGTAAAGAATTAAATATTAAGGGTAAGAGTATAATATCAATTATATATTATCTAAGTAAAAACATTACCAATATATAAATTATTTTATTGATATTCATTTATATTATAAAGCAACTTTATTAATTAATATATATATATATTAATTGATGAAATTAACAACAGTATTATCAGCAGTTAATAATAATCCGGATTATTATATGTTTATTCATAAACAGATTTTATTTTGGAATAAATTTAATATAAAATTTATTGCTGTATTTATAGGTGAAACTTTACCAAATGAATTAAAAGACTATTCAAAAAATATTATATTATGGTCTAAAAATTTAGACCTAAATAGTGCATTTGTTGCTCAAAATATGAGAATTTATTATCCAGCACTTATTAATTTACCAGAAGATGAAATGGTTATGATTACTGATATGGATATGTTACCAACAAATGGTTCATATTATATAAGAGATCTTGAAAAGTATAATACAGATGATTTTATATATTATAGACATATTGATAAAAATCAAATTTATATGTGTTATAATGCAGCTCATCCTAAAACATGGACAAAAGTTTTTAATATAAATTCAGAAAGTGATATTGAAAAGAGTATTTATAATAATTATACCATTGCGTATGATGGTGTACCTGGATCAATAGGATGGTTTATAGATCAAGAAACTATGTATAATAAATTAATAATTTATCCTTATTTAAAAGTTTTAAATAGACCATTAAATAGGTTAGAAACGTGGACATATAAAAATCATATAGAAATGGGTGATAAAAATTTTCTTAGTTTGTATGATGACGTACATTTTCATAGAAGTTATTTTAGTAATATCCTATTTATATTAGATGCTGAAAGACAACTTTTGTATAACATATAAAATATATCTAATAATAATATATATTATTAAATATGAATTCAAGTAACTTTGAATGTATTATACCGATTGGAGAAACATGTAATATTACATTTTTAATGCAAAACCTAAAGATTAAAAAAGAAACTAGCTTATTTGAATGGTTTGTTTCAAATAATTTAAGAAATATTACAAATGTTCTATATAAGATTGAAAATAAAACAGACCATGATATTATTAAAACAAATGGTAATCATATATATATTGAAGATAGTAATATATATTCTGGTCATTATAAATATGAAGAATTTAAGTCTATATACATAAGAAGACGTGATAGATTAATTAATTCTATTAAAAGTAAAAATAAAATATTATTTATTCGATTTGAAGGTTCAAATAATAAATATAATAATGAAGATATTGATAATTTTATAAATATTATTAAAGAAATTAATCCTAAATGTAATGAAATTAAACTATTATTAATAAGTCCAAATAAAGATATATTAAAACATGAATGTTTAATAAATGTATTTTATGATAAACATTCAGAAGATTCTTATTGTAAGGGTAAAGAAATAAATGATTTATTCTTAAAAAGTTTACAAACAATCGGATATAATATAAACGATATTTCAAATATAAACTTTAATGAGATGTCTTTAATTTAAATTTGAGGATGTGGATAACATGTTGGTGTAATTATTTGTGAAAAATTATTTATATCATCAGTTGTTTTATTTTCTAATGTTGATTTCATTTTTTGAATAAACACTGGCATAATATTTTCATGATTATTTTGTTTGAATGTTCCACCATTAAAATGTATAAAACAAGGTTTCTTATTTAATATTTTATTATATAATTTACCATTATCAAAACTTAATTCTTTCCAATTCACTAGATGCATATTTTGAAAAATTAAACATTCTGTATCAAGTTTGATTTTATCAGAATGTTTTGATATATAATATTCAGTAAAATATGCTTGATCACTACCATCTAAACAAATATTAAATATTTCATCCGATGATTTCCAATTAAATAAGTCTTGTATAGCATGTTTGTAACCAATGTAACCTCCTGAGTTTACATACTTATATTTAGATTTGATAGAAGGGTACTTTTCTTTATATATAATTGGATAACAATTTAGTTCAGCACCGATTAATAAATCACAATTATAATAATTAAACTTTTGTAATAGATATTCTAAATTTTGGTTAACTAATACATCATATGCATCAATAAAACAGATAATATCATTATTTAAGTGTTTTTTTATAATATTATCTATTGCTATAATTTTATCAACATATCCATTCCAAGTATCTTTCTTAAGATAACATATTTCTACATTATTTAATAGAGCAGATTCTTTTAAATAATTAATTCTCGTCTCATCTGTATAAAAAGTATATACATATATCATATCTATATTACATATATAATTAATGCTTTAAATTATCTTCAATAATTTTTTTCCAATGTTTAAATTTTAATTTATCCATATTCCATACTTTTAATGTTATTTTATTATATTCTTCATTTAAAAATTGTTCATTTAATTGTTTCCAACTATCTATAAATAAAATAGGTAAATCTGTAAATTCATTTAATGCACAACATTTTAATACGATTGGTATGGATCCCATGTAAAGAGTTTCCCATAATCTATGTGTATCAATACCATTACCTCTAGGACATAATACAAATTTATGATTTCTTATATTTATTAGAAAGTTCTTTCTTCCTTCTAAAGTATTTTCAATTATACCATTTGTTACCCAATCTTTATTACAAAATAAATTATAGCATTCTTGTCTATGTATTTTATATGTATTAATATTAAAATTCATATACACTAAATTTTTTATTTCTTTATTCATTTGCATGACTTCATACATTATGTCAATATTACCATAAACAGAATGAAGATCTGATTCATTTGTACAATTTGTTATACCTAATGGCAATGCAAATATTTTTACATTCTCAACATCTTTATTTACTGTAAACCATATTTTACAATTCTTTTCATATTTATTAAATAATTGATCATCTACTGAATAATCAGAATGACCGGTAATCCATATTTTACCAGATTTAATAGAATGATATTTATTTCTCCATATCATATTTCCTGAAACAAGTACATCTGTTTTTAAATATATGATATCATTGTTTTGTAAACTCAAGTATTTATCAGTACAAATTATATCTTCTTTTTCAAATTTAATCATATTTTATATATAATTTATTTTTTATATTATTCTATCTTCTTATAAAAATTGAATAATATATTGTATATTCCTAGGTTTTTTCTTAAGTAAAAATGGATAATTTTAATATTAATCAAGAATTGATAAGTGCATCAATTGTTGGAGATTATAAATCGGCGCAATCTTTAGTAGAAGCTGGCGCTGATTTAAATTATAAAGATAAATCAAATAATACTGCATTAATATACGCATGTAGTAATGGATTCTTTAAAATAGCTAAATTATTAATTGATTCTGAAGCAGATATTTATTTAAAGAATGATACAAATTATGATCCATTAACTTTGGCTTGCAAATATGGACACCTAGAGATAGTAAAACTATTACTTGATAATTATGCAGATATTAATCAAGTTAGTAGTTATGGTACACCGCTTATGATTGCATGTGAAACTGAAAATCTAAAGTTAATTGACTTACTATTTAGCTATGATGTAAATGCAAATAAGTTTGGTTACATGAGTGACGGAGCATATGAATGTTCAAAAAAATATTCAAATACTGAGCAAGTTTCTCGTCGTTTTATTTTTAATTGTAAGAAGCAATTAGTATCTAAAGGGGATATTGAATCACTTTTGAACCTTGGATTATATTATGAGGATGGTTATGGCTGTATTAAAGATTTAAAGAAAGCATTTGAATGTTATAAAGAAGCAGCAGATAAAGGCTCTATAAAAGCACAAAATAGTCTTGCATATTGTTATAAAGAAGGAAAAGGATGTTTACCAGATAGAGATAAAGCATATGATTATTTTAAGATAGCTGCAGAAAATGGATGTCAAGATTCTATAGTACAACTTCGTACTGATTTTAAAGATTATAATTTTAGAGAAGTCGGTTGTATCATATTATAACTTATTTGATGTAAAAAATTGATTAATTAAAACTTTATTTATATTTTTATTTAATTTATAAATAAATGTCAACTAATTCTGTGTGTGATTCCGCTGATAATCAACCATATAGAGTTCTAGATAATGTTATTTCTAACTCAAATGATGATACCCTACTTAAAATTAAAAGGTTAAAACAAGAATATGAAAATGTAGATAAACAAATTAAAGAATTAGAAAGAGTTCAAAAAGAGATGGAAGAACAAAGTAAGAAACAAACTATAGAATCTGAATTTGATAAACAAAGAAATTTTTTGATTAATAAATTTAAAGAATTTCCCGCAAATTTTAGAATTGGAGTTATTACTAATGAAGAAATATGTGCAATTCTATTCAAGTCTGATCATGCAGCAATTAGATATTATTTTAAAGAATCTGATAAAAATACATTACTAGTAAAACAATATCTTAATAGATTCGCAAAAATGTATGGAATAAGATATGAAGATGCTCTTGAAGTAATGAAAGAATTTTTACAAAGTGTTGATGATATCGCTACTTGTAAAAGTAACTTTGAGTATGTTTACGGTGATTATGAAAATAGATATCAAAAAGTACAAAAACTACTTAATGGAGAAAAGAATGGTCGATCTCTTAGTACTTATGATTTACAATTTATTGAATCATTTGAAAAAGAGATACCATTATTTTGTTAGAAAAATTGATTTATTAAAACTTTATTTATAATTTTATTTAATTTATATATAATGAAACTAGTCGAAGTAACAGAAATGGTAAACACTCATGATGGTAATCCACCAGTAGGCGATGATTGGGAATATGATGGACACGATTGTAATGTAGGCTCTGGACAGTATTCATATTTCTGGACAAGAAAAACTGGCGAATTAGATGAAATTAAATATACTACAACTGATGTTCCTCCTAAAGGCGATGATTGGTATCTTAAATATTCTACAAATTA